AGTTGCTACAAAAGTATCGTCAGTATACACTTTACTCAACCAGATAATAGTTTGCGCCATAATACCCATGCTGCTTTGTGTACTTTGCACACCGCCATTACAGAATAGGAATATCTTTCCACTGGTATTTTGAACGAATTTATCAGTTACACTGCGATCGATGACACTGTAATCGATGTCTGGCACATAATGCCAGACATCAGGATTCAATTTGAATTCTAAACCATAATTATTTTTCAATGCATGATAAAGATGTCCATATATGACATGATGACTGATATAACTGGGATGAGTGTTGGGCCATAATCCCTGGTAGGCACCTACCCAAGTATTGATAAAAATAGTATCAGGACCATTTAAAAATGGATTACGTTCATATATTTTATTCAATAATATAGCACAGTTTTGTTTATCCAGCTGCTGGGCTACATCAGCAGTAGCAGCTGGATTCTTATAATGTGCATATAGCAAGGGAAAATTATCAGGAAGCTGGCTCCTTATATCGTCTATCAATCCGCGTGTACTGAATAGATCGCCATAATGCCAATGATTGAAAAATATTATGCTGCTAAGTTCCATTTTTTATCCAATAACTTGAAACTTCGGGCAAGGTACAACCAATTTACCACCAGTGGCAATGAATTCCTGCTCACGTTTGACAAAGTCATCGATGAAATGCCAGGGTAATACCAACAGATAGTCTGGCTTGGCTGCTCGCATCTCTTCTTCGCTGACGATGGGAATCTGTGTACCCACTGTCTGCAATCCAAATTTATAAGGGCTGCGTTCAGCGATGGCAGTGAGCAAGTCTGGAGTGATTCCAAACAACTGCAATAGCGTGTTGCCTTTGGTACTTGCACCGTAACCATAGACTTTCTTGCCCTCGATCTTTGCTTGATGTAGGAAGTCCATGACCTGATGCTTGAGTTCATTGATGTTAGCACCAAATGCTTCCCACAATGCTGGGTCAGTGGTATTCCACTCAGTTGCTTCATATGTCAGTGTGCTGGCGATGCGGAAGTTGCTAACATCACGGATCTGTTGCGTACCGAATGTCTTTTCATCTGAGCCGGCTTTCTGGAAGTACACACGGAAACTACCGCCATTGGTGTCATTGAGGCTGCAATCACGTAGCACAAAACCTTCCTGCTCGAACAACTTCTTGATGCTGGTGAGATCATAGTAGTACACATGCTCATGGCAGATGTTGTCAAACGCCAGCTGTTTGAGCATGAGTGGAGTATAACTCATCTGCAATACAAACACACCATCGTCTGCCAGGATGCGGTGTGCATCACGGATAAATGGTCGTGGATCGTTTAGATCATAGAACATGGCAATACAGCTGATAACTTTGGCTTTCTTATCAGCATAACCAGTTTGCACATAAGCACTCCAGCTAAAGAAGTCCTGTACCACTGTGGCAACCTTGCTGCTTTCTGCGGTATAGCTGTCGTCAGCAGGATCGATACCAACCTTTTCCATGTTGTCAGGCACTTGGCGTAGCAGGCTTCCATCATTACATGCGATGTCCAACCAGACATCACCATCTTCGATTTTCACACGCTCTGTGACTTCCTTGACGATTTCGCCCAGTTGCTTTACCATGCTCTGATTGATACCTGAACGATACCAATATTGACCATACATAGTGTCCAGCGGTGCCACACCATCCAGCCTAGCTGCTCCGATAGTTTCATCCAGATATAGATCCAGGCTCCAGGGTTTGGCTTCGCGTCCGGTCAATTCGCCTGGTTTTACGAAATCACTCACATAGTGTTCGCCTAGTTCCAATAATTTTTTCATTTTAATCCCTCGTTGACATATGATTTTGTTTCTACGATATAACTGCCATATAACATGTTGATATCTAACTTGTACTGACAACGGTCTTTGTTGCCCTGATGCACCTGCGTAACCAATCTAATGAATTCGTCATCGTAGGGTTTGCCATTAGGACCATAAGTTCGTACAACTTCTTCGTTGCGCCAGATCATGTGGTTTACTTCTTTAAGATTACTAACCACTTCATTTACAGGACCTACTACAGGAATATCCACAATAATTTTTATCAATTCAGATAATTCTGTTTCCACATACTCTATTTTCTTAGAGTTTAAAGGATTAGCATCCATGTTGGCTGTATATTCTTCTTTTTTTATGTTCAGGATGGTGATCTTATCCCAAAGATCGCCTATGCTGATAGGAACATGCACTACGTTGGTCATTATTCTTTCCTTGAAATGTTGTAATCTGATTCGCACATGTCATTTACTAATGCCTGCAAATCATATTCTGGTTCCCAGTTCAACACACGACGCACCTTGCTGGCATCACCTTGAATATTGACCACATCCACCGGACGATAAAAGTCAGGATTGACTTGGATCATGACTTGACCAGTCGCACTATTACGAGCCACTTCATCCACGCCTGTACCTGACCACTCTAATTTTATGCCAAAATATTCGGCAGTATAATTACAGAAGTCTTTGATACTTGCTTGCACGCCGGTGGCTACCACATAATCATCTGCTACATCATGCTGCAACATCATCCACATGGCACGGACATAATCCTTAGCATGGCCCCAATCGCGCAAACTGTCCATGTTGCCCAATTCCAACACACTCTGTTTCCCCAGGACCATGTTGGCAAATGCTTTAGTGATCTTACGAGTGACAAATAGTTCACCGCGACGAGGGCTTTCATGATTGAACAGTAGACCGTTGCATCCGAATATGTTGTAGCTTTCACGGTAGTTGATGGTGATCCAGTAGGCATACAGCTTGGCTGCGCTGTAAGGGCTACCAGGATAGAAAGGAGTATCTTCTTTCTGTGGGTTGTATTTTTGGATGCCGAACATCTCGCTGGTGCTGGCCTGATAGAATTTGGTGTCTTTTTCCATGTGCAAAGCTCGTATGGCATCCAAGATACGTAATGGTCCTAGTGCATTGGTATTACCAGTCAGTTCTGGCATATCAAAGCTGACTTTGACGTGACTTTGCGCTGCCAAATTATAGATTTCATCTGGTCTCACTTTGTCGATCAAGTTGCGGATGCTATTGCTATCCCCCAAATCTCCATTGTGAAATGTTACGTTGTTTTTGATATTGGCGATATTGACGTGGTCAAAATTGGCACTACGACGTATCAAACCATGTACGTCATAACCTTTTTCTAGCAAAAGTTCTGCTAGGTAACTGCCATCTTGGCCTGCGATGCCTGTTATAAGAGCTTTTTTCATTTATGTCCTTTTTTATTTCTATATAGTATATTTTATATTAGCATATAAACTAATTGATCTGGATATCTTCCATGCCAGCCACACGCAACTTGACTATGCTACTCATCTGCCATTGCTTGCTGTCCAGACCTTTCATGATACCCAACCAACGATTGCGTAATAGTGCTACTTCGTTTATGATAGTTTCAAAATCAATAACTTCTGGTTCACCATCCACATACTTTTCAGCATCACGACTGGTCAGTGCTCGGGCGTAATGTTCCAGATATTTCTGAAAGTGCTTACGTCTGATCTGACGCAACTGTATATTCAAAAAATTCAATATAGCTTCGATTTCCTGAAGTTGATTAAATCTGTGTTCGGTAATACCAGGTAATGCACTGATGCTTTTTTCCACATTGCCGCTTACTCTGACATCAGCACGGGCTCTATCCAATTCAGCTTCATAGTAACTTATGAAGTCTGGGATAGATCCGAGATTTTGGCTTACTTTGGTATACCATGTGCTCATTCATCAAAATCTTCTTCAGATTCCTCTAACTCGATATGTTCTGATATTGCATTGGTCATGATACGATCAATAGCCAAATCATGCAAATCTTGATCGCTTATACCCAGTTCAACTAGTTCATTTATAACATGATCTGCTGCTATTTGTCTATCTTTGGCTGGAATGTATTCGCGTATGGTCTGCCAAAATTGAACTAATAGTTCGCTTGTATCACTCATCAGGATTTTCCTCTACTATTGCCTGTTGTTTGCCAAGTTCGGCATACTTAGCACCAAACTCTTGCATAACGACATCTAATTTATCATCAGTCCAGCCTTTGCGGAACTCTTTGATGATCTCACCAGTTACTGGACTGGTATAGCTGAGCTTGTTGCCATCTTTTACCAACATGCCTTCATCTTCAAACATCTCAAGCAAACCAGAGTATGGGCTC